CGCGACAATTTCCAAGAAATGTCCTTAGTCGCTGTGCCTAATTTGGTTCAAAATAAAAATAAAAATCAAAATAAAAGCAAAAGCAAAAACAAACGACAAAGAAAAGCTGGTCGTCCACAAGTAAATATAACAACCAGCATGCCGATGGCCTCGAGGTCCGGACGCGTTAACGCGCCGGTGGCTACCACTCGTGTCCGTCAGGTGCGTCAACCTCGCATCAATCATCAAGGTGGCCGTGGAGATGTCGTCGTTGAACATGAAGAGTTCATCGCCGATATCTTCGGTTCTACTGGGTTTGTCGATACGCCGTACTCCATTAATCCTGGACTCGCATTGACTTTCCCTTGGCTTTCTCAAATGGCTCCCCTTTATGAGTCCTATATGTTTGAGAGCCTGCGATTTGACTTCCAAACGGAGTCCGCAACTACCGCTACAGGAACCCTCATGATGGCCGTCGATTATGACGCCAGTGATCCGCCAGCTACTTCGAAACAGCAGTTGGCCAATTACCGTGGGTTCGTGCGGTCCGCTCCCTGGAGTAACTGTTCTAACAGGTCGCTTCCAGCAGACCTGCGAAAACGCTCTTCCTACTATGTCCGGAATGGTCCACTCGACCCGAACCAGGACATTAAACTCTACGACGTAGGGACCTTGAATGTCGCCACCAATGGACAGTCTGGAAACAGTACCATTGGCGAGCTGTACGTGAGGTACCGCGTTCGTTTGATGACACCACAGCTTCAGAACTCTGGAGTGGGATCAGCTCTTTCAAGTCACTTCAAAGCGTTGACCGGAGCGAGTGCTCTTACAGTCGCCGGCAATGCCCCCGTGGTTGCTACAGGAACTGGCGCCGCCGCTACGTTTACATCAACTCAACCCTACCAATGTCTCTATAGTGCCGTAGTTAATGGCACTGGCATGGCAGCACCCACCATTACTGGAACCGCCACAGTCACTGGTCTAACCGGTCTCATCAATCCTGGTGCGACCGTAACTGCTGAGGAGTACCTAGTGAATTTCACTGCACCTGGACAGACCTTCATCGTCACTAACGGAAGCACCACTATAGCCGTTGGGGACCATCGATTTGCTCAATATAATGTGTCCAATGCTTGATCGTGACCAGCCGATCGCCG